CGGCCGAGTTCCTCTCATTCTCGACCCTCAAACACCACCACGACGCCGCGGAGCACGTGACCGCGGCGGCGTCGCGACGTGCCCGGCGCCGTCGTGCCGCGACCACCTAACGCCGGGGTAACAGGAACAACACGACCATGACCAAGCACACCAACGGCGCCGCGGGCGATCCTTATCCCGCGGAACACGTCGCCCCCGCGCCGCACCACCACGCGCCCACGATCGGCGCCCCCGCGACCGCCGCACGGATCCGCAAGCGCCTCGCCGAGTTGCACGAGCAACGCGCCGACATTCAAAAACAGATCGACGCGTATGAGTTTGTGCTCGTCGATCTCGACGTGAGCCGCACGATCGCCAAGCGCGCGACCGCGGCCTCGACGATCGCGCAAGCGATCAAGGGCGACAAGGCGCGGCGCCGTCGCCCCGTGCGCGAGCGCCGCGCCGACACGGCCAAGATCCTCACCGCCTACTCGACGACCGAACCGCGGCCCGCGGGCGCGGGCGGCACCGAGGCGCGCGCCGTCGCCGTGTTGCTCAAGCACGGGTATCTCACCAAGCGGCGCACCGGCTACGTGCGCACCGCCAAGGCGTTTACGCCGTGAGGCGAGCCATGGGCGTAATTCAAGCACTCGCCGCGTGCTACGGGTGCAAGCGGTTGTTTTACTTTCACCCGCACCGCGTCCCGAGCGTGCGCGTCGACGGCGAGCGGCAACCCATTTGCCGGGCGTGCGTCGAGCGCGTCAACCCGCGGCGGATCGCCAACGGCCTCGACCCGATCGTCGTGCTCCCGGGCGCCTACGATCCCGCCGACGAGTCGGAGCTATAGCCCGCCGCCCGTAACCCGTTGAAACCCTATGGTTTACGGTGCCCCTATACAACCATATGGTTTTTGTCGATAATAAGGGGGTAGGGCATGGTGCCCCGCACATAACAGGAACACACGAATGACCAACGCTCAAGCAATTGCACTCCCGACCAACGCGATCGTCCGTCACAAGGCGGGCAAGCTGTATCGCGTTTACCGCGTCGCCGCTCAATCGGTGATTCATTCCGCGGCCGGTGTCCGCTTCGATGCCAACCCTTATCGGGTTGCCTACCTCGGCGTCGTCGGTCAACGCGACGGCGCCGACTTTGGCCCAATGCGCACCCTGAAGGCGAGCGACTGCACGCTCGTTACACCCGCCGCGCAACTCGCCGAGGCGTTGCGCGCATGCACGGGCGCCGTGGCCGTGACCGTGACCGACGGCGCCGTCGTCGCCAAGGCGGTGCGCTAATGGCGACCCGCACCAACGACGCGGCGCCCGAGCTAGTGTTGCCGCGCGATCAATTCTCGGAACGCTTGCGCGAGTTGAGCGGCAACCCCGGCGCCGTGCACTCGGCGTCACGGGTTGACCGCACCGATTTTTACGGGCGTCACGAGTCATGGATCCTCGACACGTTCCGCCTCGACGGCGGCGACGAGGTCGTGTTGCTCCAACGGATCGACGCGAGCGGCACGCCCGTGCGGATCGTGTTGCCCGAGGGCGTCACGGCGGCACTGGCCCGGCACCGTGACCGCGGCGTGACCGCCTCGCGGCGGCGTGGTGCCCGGGCGGCGGTCGCGACCAAGCGCGCCGCGGGCGTCGCGATCGGCAACCCCGAGGCGTTGCGCAAGGCGCGGCGCCGCACCCGCAAGGCGGCGAAGTAATGGCGCCGCGCACCTCAACGACGACCACCACGAGGCGGGCCAACGCGGCCCGCCTCTCGGCGCATAAGGCGCCCCTCGCGACGCGCGGCTACTCGCGCGCGTTCCCGCAAGCGGACGGCACCGGCAAACGCTATCTCGTCGACAACATCCCGCCCGCGTTGTGGCGCGCCGTCAAGGCGCAAGCGAAACGCGACGGGCGCTCAATCCGCAACATCGTGTTGACCGCGTTCGACGCCTACGTCGACGCCGCCAAGTAACAGGAACATCATGGCAAAACGAATTATTCTCACACCCGCCGCGATTGCCGCGGGCATCCGCCGCGACGACCCGCGGTTGTCGCTCAAGGGCGTGCGCTTGCACGGCGCCGGGTGGCAAGCGTATCGCTCGGTCAACGGGCGCGTGCGCTACTCCGACACGTTGCCGATCGAGACGAGCGCAAGCGCGTTGCTCGACGCGCACGCCGCGATCAAAGCGTCGGCGCCCGTGCCCGTGGCCGGATCGCTCGCGGCGCTCATGGATGAATACCTCACCCGCGTCACCGCACAAACCGGCTACAAGGAAAAAGTGCGGCATGCGGGATTGTGGATTACGGAACTCGGCGGCACCCGCGGCCCGCGCACCGTCACCGATACCGAGATCGATCAGGTCATTCAAAAATGGAAAAGCACGCCGGTCGTGTATGACAACAAAACCCCGGGCGCGGCCCGTGGGCGCTCGGCGCCGCACGGCCTTGGCGCCGCCACGATCCGCAAGCGCCTCGCGGTGCTCACGCGCTTTTACAACGTCATGTTGCCCAAGCACAAAAACCCCGTCGAGTTGTGCAGCGAGCGCCCGCCCGAACCCGATCCCGAGGCGCGCGGCGTGCCCATGGACGTGATCGCCCGCATCCTCGACGCCATGCGCGACACTGGCCCCGATCGTCGCTCGCCGTCGCTCGCCAAGATCCGCGCCCGCGTCACCGCGACCACTGGCCTCGACCCCGCGCAGATCATGACGCTCCAACCGAAAGATCTCATGCTCGTTGGCGCCGATCCGTGGTTCAAGATCGGGCGCAAAAAAGGCGCCGGGGTTGAGGTCCGTAAGGTCTATCTCGTCGAGGCGGGCCGGGCGGCGTTGCTCACGTTTGTGGCGGCGAATGCATGGGGCAAATACGGCGTGCAAGGCGTCAACAAATCCGTAAAGTGCGCCGCCGCTAAGGTCGGCGTCGTGCTCGGGTCGTTTCGGCAAAAGGATCTCCGGCACTCGTTCCTCACCGAGTTGTTCCGCTTGTGCAAGGACGAGGCGACGGTCGCGCGGTTCGCGTTGCATTGCGAGGGATCGCGCATGACCGCGCGCTATACGCTCGCGGCGCACGACGAGGTTAACCGCGCGGCGGCGGCGGCGTTTGTTATGCCGACCGTGACGCCGACGCCGACCGCGGCGCCCATGCCGAAACCGCGGCGCCGGGCACCGCTCAAGATCGTGGCGCGGGCGGCGCGCGAACGGCGGGCGTCATGAGGTCGCGCCTCACGGTCGAGTATGCGAGCCGCGGCGCGACCTACCGCCACGCCGACGGCTACACCGTGTATGAGCACTCGACCTACCCGCGGTCGAGCGTGCTCGCCGGGCAACCGCGGCGGGTGTTCGTGGAGACGTTCGCGACGCTCGCCGAGGCGCAAGCGGCATTCCCCGCGGCCGAGTTCCTCGGGCACGACGGCGGCTCAACCTATGCGCCGCCCGACCTCTCACACCTACCCGACGACGGCGACGACTGACGGGCGCCGAGCGCCTCGACGACGACCTCGAACACGGCCGGGCACCTCGCCCGGCCGTTGTTGTTTTCGGGGCAACTATGCCAAGCGCCTATGCCAGAAAAGTGCAACTACCTGTAAACGCAACGAGTTAACACTGGTGTTGTTGACACTGGCCGGGAGAGATACCTAATCCAATCCGCCCCGCCAAAACCGACAAAAACCCCAATAAACATTGGGGTTTTTTGCTTTTAGGGGGATCGCGGTTCGGGTGCCCGGCGCCGTTTCATTGCGTCATTTGTTACGCCAAAAGCTTAATGATTCTTTCAGCTATGCCACGAGCTATTCCAGCGCTATGCCAGCGGAACGCGCCTCAACTATGCCAACGGCGTGCGTGGTTTGCCGGGGTTTGCGTGGTTTGCGGCGGTGCGCGTGGTTTGCGCGGATCGTTCCACGTGCCACGCCCGGCGCAAGCATTGGCCCGCTGTGAGGCGATCGGCGAGGGTGACGAGGGTTGGGCCGTGCACGCCGGGCGGCGTTCCTGCGGGCGTGGAATCGGCCGCGGGCCGGGTGCCCTACCCGCGAGCGGCCCGGGGCGGCATGGCAACCACCAAACCCGGGCGCCCCCGTGATCCCGCCCCGCGGCCGAACTCGTTACGGCGTGACCGGGTCGAACCGGAACGCGAGCGCGACCGACTCGCCGCCGTCGGGGTTGCGCACCGCGACCGAGAGGGTGAGCGGGGTTGACGCCGTCGCCATGTTGATCCCGGTTGTCAGTTCCCGACTCGATACGCGGGTCGTGGGTTCGGCGGTGCCGTTCCAGATGATCACCGCGCCCGCGGCAAACCCCGAGCCGTAGCAGTGCAACACGTCGTCGGCGGTGCCGAGCACCTTGACGGCGGGTTCAATCGCCATGAGCACGGGCGCGCTCTGCTCGTCGATCGCCTCGATATCCGCAACCCCCGTGCCCGTCCACAAGGTATCGCCGTTGCCGTTGCGCAAGGTCACGAGCATTAGCGCACCGCCCCGGGCCAGTGCGCGAGCAAGTCGGCGACGATGAGCACGAGCACGGCGGGCCACAACGGCAGCTTGCCGACGCCCGCGCCGACCGTGACCGCGAACGCGACGAGCAACAAGAGCACGATCAGATTAGGCACGGACCCTCCGTTAGCGGCGCCGGGCGCCGTAGAACACGACGAGCAACAACGCAAAGCCGAACGCAATCAAGACAAAGTTTTGCGTTTGGTCGGTATTCACACGGGCGCCTCGTTCGGCCCGCCGCCGCCGCCGAACCGCTCGGAAAATTCCTCATCCGAGATCACTTCGATCGGCGCGCCGGTATACCGATTCGAGATCACCCACTCGCCGACGCGCACCGGCCAATACACGCCGCCCGCGATCACATACGGCGGCGTCACCGCGTTGTTAGGCCCCGCGGTCGACACGCCGATCGGCAACGGCGCGCCGTCGACGTATTGCTCCGCGTAGATCTTCAACGGGCGTTCGGTGTGTTGCGTTTGGTTGCCTTGCGGCGGAAAGGGTTGCGCCATGATGGTTTACGCGATTTCTAATACGACCGTTGCCACCAAGCCGGGGATGTCCGTCACCGCAAAGTTCTGCGAATTCGTTTTGGAGATCGATAGTTGGCCACCTTGCGGCGACGCGTTTAACCCCGCCCCTTGCGGCACACCCGCGACCCCGGCGCAAAAATCGATCGTTTCGATTTGTGGTCCCGCAAAGCCGATTAATCCGCCCGGTAACGTGATAGTGATACTGGTCGATGGCGTGCCGCTCAAGGCATTCCCGCCGGAAAACCACGACACGTAAAAATACCAGACCAAGATCCGCCCATTGATGATGGCGTAACGGCTAACCAGAACCGCCGCGGCGCCGACGGTCCACACCATGCCGCCCGACCCGCTATAGTGCGCCGCGTTGAACGGTTGCACTTGCCACACGGGCAACGCCAGATCCATCGGATCGAGTAGCACGTCCTTGATCGCTTGTTTATTCCACGGCGTGCCGATCGTGTTCGATCCGTCGTCGTCAACGAGCGCGTTAAACGGTCCGCGGTTGATGGGCATCTAGCGATCCTCTCCGGTCGCGGGCGGCGGCGTGGTGTTCGCCATCTGGCGCACGAGATCCTCAAACGTGAAGCGTTGCGACGACGATCGGGCGTCATACGTGGGCATCACCAACCCGCGCCCGTTGAAGTGGGCGATCGTCACATCCTGCAAGCGGAAGGCGCCGTGAATGTCGGTGGGCGCCGGTAGGTCGACCGTGACGGTCGCGCCCGAGCGCGTCAGCGGATCCCGCGAGCGGTGCGCGAACGTTTCAAGCACGTCCTTGTGCGCCGCCAGTAACGCGCGCCCGCGCGCCGTCGCCTCGGTGATCGAAATGCGCCCATCCTGTAACAAGGATTCGCGCACGCCGTTGCCGCCAATCAAGGCGGCGAGCGCCTGTTGCGCCGCGGCGTCCTCGACCACGGCCAGCACATTGATTTGATCGCCCTTGCGGATCGGATACTTCACGCCCGACACGCCGACCAACGCGGGCGCCGCGGTTACGGGCGTGCCCCATGGGATCGATTGCAGGATCGCCCCGTCGCCGAACGGCGGGATCCCAACCAACGCCGTCGCCGTCACGCCCGTATAGCGGATCACTTGTTGATTGACGATCACATAGCCGCCCGTCGCGGAAAATGGCGCGGTGCTGGTCATCGTCATCGACGTCGACCCCGCCGAGATCAATTTCGCGGTTTGAATAATGCCCGACGTGTCGACCGTCGGCGCGTTGCCCTGCAAATTCGTGTCGGGGATGAGGTCGAGGTATGCCGTCGTCGTGTTGTCGCCTAACGCCGTGATTAGGCGCAACTGCGACGACCCTGCGGCGGTGCGGTAGAGATAGCGTTGCGTCACGCCCAACGGCCCCGGCGCGATCCCCGTGACCATCACTTGATTAATGCTTTGCCCTTGCGCGGGCGGCGTGTTCCCGGTCAACGTGCCGTCGGCGCCGCCGTCGCGGTAATACTGTTCAGCACCCGGCAGGAACGGCAACGCCACGTTGATCCACTTGAGCGCGCCCGCGCCACCGTTGGCCGGTGAGCGCCACAAGTGAATAAACGTATACGGCGTTGCGGCCGGTCCGGCAATGCGGACGCCGACTTGTTGCGCCCCCGTCACGGTCGGCACGCCCCCGGCATCGGTCGGCCCGCCAAAGTCGCGGAAGTATTGTTCGCCCCCCTGCGACGGATACGCGATCGGGCCGCTCGGATAATGGCGCAGCGTCTCGGGTCCGGCATTCGCGGCGCCGCGGAAAAAGTGGATCCACCGAAACGGCCCGCCCGCGGGGCACGGGAAAAACACCGAGACGCCCGCCGATGTCGCACTCCCCGGCGCGCCGGGCGGCGGCGGCGTCGGGGTATACCACCCGAGCGCCGACAACGGCGAGAGCAACGCCGGATCGAGCGTCGCATACTCGGGCGCCGCGGAAAACTGAAAGGCCCAATAGTAGGTCGCGCCGACCACGAACGATCCGCCGCCCGTGGTTTCACTCGCGAGCCGCGGCGCGGCCGGTTGCGCGCGCGCGATCGTGCGGATTTGACTCGGCACCGACAACGCGCTTTCTTTCGTGGGATCCAAATCGTTATACGTGGCCGCGGTCGTGAACGTATGCGCGTAGACGTAATCGGCGTTCGCGATCAGGTTGCCAAAATACCCCGCGTTGGTTTCATTCGCGAGCACCGGGCCGGGCGTCATCGCGGGCGGCGGTCCCGAGGTCGTCACCGTCGCCACCGGCGAGGGGATCGATTGGCCGTTCCCCGTGATCCACGTATACGCGTAACTGTGCGCGCCGGGATCGACGCCCGCCCCGTCGACGTGTCCATACAACGCCGCATTCGGCGCGCTCGTGGGCACCGTGCCCTCGCCCGCAAACGCGCCCGCGCCGCCTTGTTGGATCCCCGTATAGCCGACATATTGCGGACCGGGCCGCACGAGCCCCCCGCTCGTGAGATACCACCCGATCACGTCGACCGGAATGATCGTGCCGCCCTCGGCCACGTTGGCGATCGCGTTGCCGCCGCCGCCCTCGACGAGGGCGCGCGTGACGATCTGTGAGAGGTCGCGTGTATAGGTCACGCCCGCGAGAGACGGGTGCGCCGCATTGAGCGGCGTTGGCGGCGACACGACGGTCGGGGTCCGGAACAAATACACGACCGCGTTGTAATCGACGAGCGTATAGCCGCCAATCCGGTTGGCGAGTTGCGTGAACGCGTCCATGATGTTGACGTTCGTGAACGTGATCTCGTCGAGCACTGGTAAATTTGGTTCAATCTGACTCGTGAACCCCGACGGCGCGTAGGTGAGCACGTCGGCCGCAATCACCGAGGCCGAGAGGTTGCGATAGCGATTTGAAAAGAGTTTAGCCGTCAGCCGCCATGTGGGATCGATCGCCTCGATATCGTACAGCACGTGCGCGGGGTTGGCCGCGGCCCAGCGGCGCGTCACGCGCAACACGTTGCCGACAAATAACGGTTGCCCGTTGCGACTCCCGATCACCACGCGCACGATCGACCCCTCGATCGGCTTGGCGCCGCGCACCGTGGCGATCAACGTATTGGGCACTTCGTTGAGGCGGTCGGCGATCGTGAGCGACTCGATCACAAAATCCTGTGCGCCGTCGGTCCATGCGCCGCCGATGTTGATCAGGATCTTGCCGACGAGATAATTGAGGCGGAACGCGTTGAGGCGGTGCCCGAGTAAACACGTCGCCGGATACGTGCTCATACGAGCGCCCCGCTTCGCGTCACGCGGTTCATCACGGCGTCACCGACGATCCGCCCCAGTTGATCCATGGCGTTGGGGTCGTTCATGATCGGGTAATTATTCGTGACCGCGCCCGCGTTGACGTTGACCGTGGTCGACGCCTTGGCGCCCGCCGCATTCCACCCGCCGCCCAACCCTAACCCGCCGTAATAGGTCGCTTGCCAATTGTCCGGCAACGCTTTGGCCCCGCTGAGGAACCCGCCCGCCGACACGAGGTTGACCGTCTGCCCCTGTGGGCCAATCAATTGATCGCCGACGATCTTCGCGCCCTCGGGCAACCACCCACCCGCGATCGAGGTGGACGTTTTCTGCGCATCCTGAAAGCGCGTCGCCGCGCCGCTCGCCTCGTCAAACTTTTTCGTAATCTCGCCGATCGTGTCGGCCGTGCTTTTGGCCGTGCCCTTGACATTGTCAAGGGACGCGTTGGCCGCGTCTTGCCACCACGTCAACCGCTCGTTGGCCACGTCGGCTTGCTCGCGCAAGTTGTTGATCGCCTCGGCGGTGTAGTGGTCGGAGTGCGCGAGCGCGAACCCGTAGGCTTCCTCGGCCTTGGCCGCGAGTAACTGATAGTGGTCGATCGTCGAGGCGTCGTCTTGCAACCGCTTGGCGATAATGTTGTCGACGGTCGCGTTGGCTTTCGCGATGATCAAATTGTAGTTATCGATCGTGAGCGTTTTGGCTTTCTCCATACTCGCGATCTGTGCATTGGCCGCGGCCCATGCGTTATCGATCTGTGCCTTGGTCGTGTTCGCCGACGCCTTGCCGACCTCGGCGTAATAGTCCGCTTGCAATTTGGCATACGCCGCGGAGAACGCCTCGGCCCATGCGATCCCATCCTCTAACAGTTTGATATCCCGTCGCGCGGCTTTGTCGGCATCCTCTTGCGCCTTGGCGCGATTCATCAACGAGGTCGTGCCGCGATCCCATGCGCCGGTTTGATCGTTGGTCGCGGTCGTGTTACGCGCGGTCGTGTCGCGGCTTTCCTCTAGCTTGGTAATCATGTCGCCGAGCGTCGAGCGCACGCCGCCGAGCGCTTGATCCCATTGGCCCGCCGCCACGGCGTTAACGCCGCTTGCCTCGCTCAACTCAACGGAGCGTTGCCGGAACCCCTCGGCCGCTTGCGTGACCGCGACGAGTTGCGCCTCATACCCGGGTGTGAAAAATCCGCCCGTTGGATCCATGGCGCCGAGCGTTTGCCACGCCTCGGCGAGATCGGCCACGAACCCATAGATCACCGACGCGGTTAACTGCACGTCCGATTGCATGCGCAACGCGGCGCCGACAAACCCGCCGACCGCGCCGACGCCCGTGTCGAGCGCCTTGGCAAAAAAGATCACCGCCTCAGAGACAAAGTCGACCGCTTTCTTGTTGTCGCCGAGTTTGTCATTCTGCGACCCGAGCAACCGCGTGACCTCGTCGATCGCCGCCTTCACGACCGGGTTAGTCGTCACATACTTGCCGATCGTCGTGAGCAACGACGACCACTCATTTTCCAGTTGCTTGACCTTGCCCGCGTAGGTGTCCGCGGCGGCGCTCGCTTGCCCCTCAAACTTGTCATTGATGGCGCCGATGATTTGATCGAATGACACGGCCTCTTTGCCCGCGTCGGCGAAGTTGATCCCGGCCGACTTGAGCGCGCCCGCGTTCCCCTCGATCGCTTTCGAGAGCATCGTCGCCGCCTCGGGCAACGTCTTACCCAACCCCGCGGCAAGGTCGGCGCTCGCGTCGAGCGCCTTTTTCATATCGCGCGGCATGACCTGCCCGATGGTCACGAGCACGCCCTCAGCCGCGGTCACGGCGTCGTCGCTAAAGGTGGTCGTCGCTTGCAACGTGCGGGCGTATTGCTCATACGCGGCGACGACGCTCGGCATGTTGGTGCCTTGCGCCGTCAACGCCGCGTTGAGTTTGACCTGTGCCGCCTCGCTCTCGTTGGCCGCGGCGACGGCGTCACCCATGAACCCGGTCAGCGTCTCCCACGTCGCCGACACGGCGTTGAGGATCGCTTGCCCGCTCACATACGACGCGGTGAGTTTGGTAAATGAGATCGCGTTGTCGTCGGTCGCCTTGACGACCTGATCGAGCGAGCCGACCATGCGCTCGGACGTGGCTTTGATCGCTTCGAGCGCCGCGACCGACTTGGCGCACTCGTCGACAAACTTGGAAAAGTCGGCGCCGAGGGTGCCGCTCAGAGGTTCAGCCATGATCCTCGATCACTGCGTCGGGGTCGTCGCTCGGCTCGTCGTCGTCATCGTCGCGCGTGCCTTTCGCCTCGGCGTTGAGCATCTCCAACAACACGGCGTAATCGTCGAGATCTAATTCGCGAACCCACTCGACGCGCCACCCACACCGGATCGCGACTCGGAGATCGCTTTCGATCCGTCGTCGCCATTCGGGGTTTTTTTTACTGTGGCCCGCTCGGCGACGACCTCGGCGTCGTGTAGTTCGACGGCGCGCTTGACCTCTTGAAAATCATCCGGGTCGAGCATCCGGATCGCGGCCTCGACGACCGCGAGCGGCTCGCCGCGGATGATCACTTTCGCGCCGTGCGCGTCGGCAAAACTCCAATCGATCAGATACGCGACGATCAACGCAAACCCGGTTTGCACCGGGTTGAGGCGCAACGCCCCGCCCCCGTTACCGTGCGCCGAATACAAGCGGCCGAACATATCCATTTGTTCGCCCGCCGTGAGGCGGCGCCGCACGGTCAACGTATCGCCGTTGTCGAGCGTCAACACGCGTTCGAGCGGTTGCACGAAGCGGGATCGGGTGCCGTCGGTCATACGGTCATTGCTCCGGCGCACGTAAGCGCGCGGTTAAGGTCGTGCCATGCATCGCGACTTTGTCGACGGGCCAACACCACAACCCTTTGTCGTGCGGCGCCGTGAAATACAGCGGGCGGCGCGCCATCTGAAACGCATCCGCCCGCTCGATCGTCGCCCGCAGTTGCCATCCCGTGTCTAACTTGGTGCCCGGGATTTTCTCGCGCGACACACGCCACGCCCCGAGCGCCGCCGCCGTGTGATACCCCCACACGATCGACGCCCGGGCGCCGCGTAACTTGAACTTGTCGAGCATCGATCACGGCACGGGCGTGGTGGGAATGTCCCATGTTCCGGCCGCGCGAAAGTTACTCGCCAGCTTCGGCGCGCCGAGGGACGCGTCGATATCGGCGTCGAGATACGCCAACCCCGAGAACTCGATCCCGGTTTCGTTGCGGTTGGGCATTAACGCCAACATGCCCGGCACCGTGGCATCAAATGCGGCATCAATGATCACGAGGCTCGACGCATTAAAAAAACCACCTAGGCTACCTGACACATCAGGCATCCCGGGCACGTAGACCTTATTGCCATCGTTGAAACAGGTTACGTCCTCGTACTCTGTTTTCATCGAGAGCTTCCACGCGTTTAACGAGATCACTTCGACGGGCGTGGTCCCCGCCGGATCCCAACTGACTTTCCCGTAACGTCCGGTTTTGATCATCGTCGTTGCTCCAATAAGACCGACCGCGTCACGCCGATCGGGTCGTGTGAGATCTGCACGTGGTAACGCGCGCCGCGGTGTTGCCAACGAATGGCCCGGTCGAAGTCGTCGATCTCGGTGAAACGGATCCGCCCGTCGAGGTCGTCGCGATACATCGCCTCAAACCCGGTGACGCTCAACGTGCCCTCGTCGAGCACCGCGTCGATTGCCGCCGCCGCGGACGCGATCGATCCATGCCCGTCGCGCACGACCGCCTTCACGGCATACAACGTGTCGTCAATCACGCGCCCGCCGAACACCGAGACGCCGCCGCCCGTCACGAGCGACACGACCGCAAACGCGACCGCGGCCGGTGGTGCCACGTCCCAATACACGCCATCGGGCAACAACCCCTTGATCGCCGTATCGTTTTGCAACACGGCGACGAGCGCCTCGTCGACCACCGACGGATCTACGACGCCCATCGCGACCACACCGACATGCCGTAGCGTTCGAGCAACGCCTCGACCTCGGCATAAAAGGCCGCGCGCATTTTGCGCATGGCCGGGATAAACACATTGGTGCCCGGCATGGCGCCGCGTTCCCACCCTTGCCGGGTATGCCGGGCCACGGTGCCCATTTCCAACCACAACGCCTGCGGCGACGTGGCGACGAGCACCGCGGCGCGGGTGTAGGGGCCGACCGCAATTGTCTCGATCCGCAACTCGCCGAGCATCTCGCCGCTCTTGGAGTGCGGCGCCCATGCGGCGCGCACCTCGGCCTCGGCCGCTTGCGCGTGCGTCAACGCGATCGCGTTCGCTTCCTCGGCGAGCGCCTTGGGCAACTGCGCAAACGCCGCTTGCAGTTCGGCGATCCCGCGCCACTCAAATTCGAGCGCGCCGTATTTGTAACTCTTGCCCCCGTATTTGATGCTCACGGGCGCACCTCGACCTCGGCGCACAGCATGACGATCTCGCGGTTCGCCTCAAGCGGCACGTCGACGCCCGCCACGTTAAACACCCGCGCGCCGAGCACCAACCGCGTATGCGTCGAGACGCCCGCGTGATACGGCCCCGTCACCATGACCGAGCGCCCCGCCGTGATCGTGTTGTGCGTAAACCGTTCGAGGTCGCGCGCCGTCGGCGGTTCGATCGACACATACAACTCGCGCGGGTTCGCGTCGGACCACGTCTGCACAAACCCGCCGTCGCCGTCGGGCACGGGCGGCGCGGGGTTTTGCACCCGCACCAAATGCCGCCGCCGCCCCGCCGAATGGATCGCCATTACGCGAGCACCTGTTTTCTGAGCCGGTGCAACATGCTCGTGACGAGCGGCGACAAATACCCGTCGGCCGGGCGGTCGAGCGCCGAGTCGCTCACGGTTTCGGGATCATCCCCGCGCCACCGCCATTGATCGAGCAACTGGCGCAACGTCGCGCCTTGCACGATCAAGTTGTTGGTGTATTGCTCGGGCGTGTCGCGGACCCCGAGATAGTCGGCGACGACCGCCTCGGCGATCGCGATCTGGTCAAGGAGTTCCTGATCGCGCGGATCGCCGTTCGGCCACGTGACGCCCGCGTATTGCTTCGCTTGGTCGAGCGACTTGATGTAGATCATGGCCGCGCGTCCTTGCCGTCTCGGCCGCGTTTCACAATCAACACCCAATCGGGCGACTCGCCCGGCTTGCCCGTGGTCGTCGCCGCGGTGCAATGCCATGATCCGCCCGACCACGTCACCACGTCGCCCGCCTCATACCCGCCCGCCGCCCACACGCCGCGGTGCATCAGGATCCCCGCGAGCATGATCGATCGTTCCTGCGGGGCGTCGTCGTTCAACAACTTCACCGTGAACCGGCGCGCCCCGTCGTAACTGAGGTCGAGATCCTTGACGCTCACGCCATCCTTGCCGGGCGGGCCGGGCGGGCCGGGCACGGGCGGGCGCGTCTCGACGACCGCCACGCGCTCGCGGAGCGTGCCGAGTTCCTTGACGGCGAGATCGTTGACGCGGGCGTCGACCGTTTCGAGGCGGGCCACGATCGGCAAGAGGGCGGCGAGTTGCGCCTCATTGGCCGCGAGCCGCACCGTGAGCGGGTGCACGACGCGCGCGATCAAATCGGCGACGCTATCGGCGAGATCATCCCGCATGGATCTCGATCCCTTTCCCACGCAACGCGGTTTCGGTCGCGCGGATAAATGCCGCCTTGCTGACGAGGTCGTCACTCTCGACCGTGACGGCGGGCACCGCGGGCGCCGCGGGTGCCGCCTTGGCAAACGGGGCCGCGGCGTCCCGCTCGGCGAGCGCCGCCAGCGAGAACATTTGTTGTTGCATGTAGGGCGTATCGCCGCCCGCCGTTTTCCCGAGGCCGTAATAGCGTTGCCGCGCCTCGTCGGGCGCCATGCCGCCGCCCTTGATCCCCTCGGCCGCGGCGACGTTTTGCGCGGCGGGATCCATCCAAATAAGGTCGGGAATGTAAAACTCGGTGCCATACGGATCGGGCAGTTCGAGCCCCTCGTCCATGCACACTTCGAGCGAGGTCATGAGCGGTTGCAACGTCTCGTTGTAATACAACTGCAAGAGCGGCCCCGGGCCGAACGGCGGCGCCGGGCCAATGCCCGCGAGATACGGCGGCATGCCGAAACATCCGCAGATCGTTTGCCCGCTCCAATTGAGTTGCTCGATCAACTGCGAGTCGCTCGCGCTCATCGTGAGGCGCTCGTATTTCAACCCGTCGCCAACAACCGCGACCTTGCCCGAGTTATCCCCGGTAAAGTTCGTGTTCCAATATTCTTTGAGTTCTTGCGCGGTTTTCTCGGAGATCGCGCCGGGCGCCGTGAGGATCCCGCCCGGTTGCGCGCCGTTGGCGAAAAAACTTTTCGACCCCGCGGCAATCGCTTGTTGTTGGCCCGCGATCATCCCGCACGCAAAAATCGGCGACACGCCGATCAGCGGGTGAAACAACGCATACATGAGATCGTGAATGATCTCGGTGCTCGGCACCGTGATCACGTCGCCGCCGCCCGTCACCTCGGGGCCGACGCCGCTCAAGTCGTCACGGCGTAACTCGTAATAGACATCGCCGTTCGGCGTCACGAGCGGACACACGCGGGTCGGGTCGAGCAAATACAACGCCGTGACCACGCCGCGGGCGTCGCGCGCCTTGAGCGCGTAGGCGTTGCCGTGCAGCAGCTTGCTCGCGATCCAATACTCGACGAATTTGATCCGGGTCTGGTAGCGGTTGGGTTTTTTGAGCACGGGCGAAAACGCGCTCGATTGCGCCTCGACCCACACCCGATCCTCGGTTTGCCGGACAAGGCGCAATTGCACCTTGCCGATATCGCTCATGATCTTGGTGACGCAGACAAACACCATGGGCGCGGCGACAACGCTATCGAGCGATTGCTCGGCGTTCCGTTGCCACGCCCCGGTGTAGGGTTCGTGCACGACCGGCGCCCACCCGCCGCGGCCCGAGGTCGGGGCCAACGTGCGGGCGAGCGTTGCGCGGAGCGAACTCAGCCAAGCCACGAGCGGTGTTACGCGCCCTTGCCGGTGCTACGTGTCGGCGCTTCCTCAGCGGCCAACGTCGTGCCCGCTGGCGCGGGCCATGCCGCCGCGGTCAGATACTTCACGGCGTTGGGGTTGGCGCGGAGCCAGTTCACAAACCGTTCGGCCCGTAGACCGACCGAATTGGTCTGCCACAACGAGACGTAGACCGTGGTCGCGTCCGCGGGGGACATCGGCGCACTGTCCATCTGCAACGACGCCTCGCGCGACGCGTCGATCGTCACGCCGCCCTCGTCGGCATACAAGATCAACTGCGGTTGCAACGCGACCACGTTGGTCGTCACGGTGTTGCTCACCACAAAGTTGAGGCCTTTCCACGAGCCACCGTTGATGGTGATCCCGGGGAATTGCGGCGAGCCGTCCAAGTTCGAGCGGAACGACAACGCGAGCGCGTTGGCCGCGTTCATGATGAACGTCAACCCGTCAACGCTGATGTTGTTCGTGGCAAAGTGGTTGATCAACCCGAGAATGTCGGCGAGCGGGTTGGCCGTTGCCGCCGCGGTCGGCGCGCCGTTGGTGATTGACGCGGGGTTGACGCCCGCGACCGCCGCGACCGCGGGATCAATAAACTGCGCATCGAGGAACCGCGCGATCCCGTCGATCATATCCTTGCGCACGAGTTCCTCGGCCGAGGGGTTCGAGAGGCGCACCAGTTCCTCGGTGAGCACGATGATCCCCGCGGCCTTGGCAATGCCAAGCGCGGTGCTCGTAAAGGCAAGTTTGGTCACCGGCTTGGGCTTGGCTTCTCCCACCCATCCATACGTGCCGCCCGCGCTCTGTGCGGGCACCTTGGTGTTAAACGGCACCTTACGCAAGTTCGGGATGTTGCCGAGGATCGTCGCGGCGCGGAGTAACTCGATAAAGTCGGCCGAGATCCCTTGGTTGACGAGGGGCGACGCCCACGTTGCGTCAGTCGCCGTGCCCGGCGCGACCGCCGCCTTGAGCGCGAGCGCGACCTCGGGGGTCGAGTCATCCCACCGCTTGGCATATTCCGCGGCCTCAAACACGTTGCCGTTGCAGACGAGTTTTGCGCACGCGAGACGCACAAACGCGGTGCCCGGCGGCACGTTCGGTTTGACCGTCACGATCCCGCCGCGCAAATCGCTCGCGGTTTTGATCCGCGCGATCGGGGCGATCGGTGTGGCCGCGGCGACGTTGCTCGCTTCCAACGACTTGAGCCGGAGTAGGTGCGCGTCGGTTTTGGTGAGGTCGTCGGCGAGCCGGTCGTATTCCTCGCTCTCGGTGCCCTCTAACGTCAACCCCGCCTCGTGCGACTTGCTCATAAGTTCGGTCATGCGCGCGTGCGTCGCGGCGCGGTGGTTTTCGGTGTCCTTGATCGCGTCGGGAATGAACTTGTTTTCCATGTGTGGCGCGTCCTTGCGCGCTCGTAAGTGCACATGGCCAGACGCGGCCGGGGTTGCGGGAGTCACAGCGGACGCGCTTTTAATCGAGAGGATCGCGGCGTCGAGGTTCGCGGGCACCGCGGCGAGAGACATCTCGCGCACTTCGGCGGCGAGGATCCGCAAACCTTTGGCGAGCGGCGCGACCGACTTGGTCAACATGCCGATCGAGACGTTGCGGATCAAGCGGTGCGCGACCATATGCGCCGCGAGATCGGTGAGTTCCTTGAGGGTGCCCGGTTCGTTGACCGTCGGGATCGTGGCGTCGAACGGCAACCCCGCGGCGGTCGCTTGGCCGAATACCACCGAGCCGACCGGCACGCGTTGATCGTGGTTGAGCAACAACGGCACCGGGTTCTGGTAGGTCAACCCGAGCGGGTCGACGCTCTGATCATGCGAGTCGAGCGACGGCGTCGAGGCCATGCCGCGAAAGCTACGGCCGGTCGTGGTCGCGCTCTTAACTTCCAGATCGAGATCGATAGTGACCGACACGAGGGTGACGAGCACCGTAACCGCGACCGGGCGCCGCGGCGGTTGTTGTCTTACATCAATCCCGCGGCCGTAACAGGATCGCGCGCACGAGCGCCGACACGCTCACATCGTGTTTGATCGCGAGTTGCACGATCCGATCGTGCTCGGCCGGGCGTAGGCGCACCGTCACCGACGACGCCCGCGGCTCGGCCGCGACCGGGCGCCCGACCCGGCGCCGCTCCGCGCCGAGGATCAACACAAACGGTTTCCGCGGCTCGTCGCTCACGGCATGCGCTCCGCGGCCAACCGGGTCGAGTCGCGCCCGAGGATCAACAACTGATACTTGGGCGGCGCCGCGGCGTTCCGCGTCAAACGGTCGAGCGCCATGATGAGCGCCACAACGCCGTCAATCTGATCGGTCGACTTGTCTTTGTCCGGTTTGATATTGCCCGCGCCGTCGGTTTCGAGGGCGACGCTCGCGACGTTGAGCCGTAACAGCGGGTTGCCGTCGTGCACCAACGACCGATTGAGGATCGCCGTCTCCAGTTGCTTACTCGGCGCCGACAACGTGCCGTAGCCTTGCCGCATGGGGAAGCATTTGAATCCGTCAATGTCGGCCAAGCGCGTGATCAAGTCGGTCGAGTTCCACGGGTCGAACGCGATCTCGCGCACGTCATACGCGGCGCCGAGTTCGTTGATGTACGCGCGCACCGCCTCGTAATTGACGACCTCGCCGGGCGTCGCCGTCAGCCACCCGCCGCGGGTCCACTCGTCGACGCGCACGCGATCCGATCGGCCGCGGTGCGCGGCGGTCGCGGCCGGAATAAAAAAATGCGCGATCACCTGAAACGTGCCGTCGTCGAACGGAAACACGGCGACGACCGCGGTCAAGTCGCGCGTCATGGAGAGGTCGAGGCCGATATAGCACGGGCGCCGCTTGAGCGCGGCGGGCGATACAGTGCCGCGGCACGCGTCCCAACTGGCGAGCGTCAACCATCGTGAGCTTTGCTCGGTCCATTGATTGAGATACAACCGCCGAAAGTTGTTTTCTTGCGCCGGGATCTCTTGCGCCCGCGCGCATGCGGTCGTCATTTCCTCCAACGATCGAAAATCGCCGAGCGCAGGATTACAGCCGCGCCACACGCCCGGGTCGGTCCAATCGGCGTCGGGCGCCGCCTCGTAAATGATCGGCAGGAACGACGGATCGATCGTCGGGTCGGCGAGACACTTCTTTGCGTAGGTGTAGAGTTCCCACAAGAGCGAATGCCGGTCGTAGCCCGCGGTCGAGATCGCAATCGTGAGCGGTTGATCGCGCCCGCCCGTCGACGTGGTCAACACGTCCCATAATTCGCGGTCGGCGCCCACGGCGTGAATCTCGTCATAAATCAGCCGCGAGCAATTGAACCCGTGCTTGCTATACGCCTCGGCCGAGATCGCGCGATAGACCGATCCGCTCTTGCGGTGCACGATCCGTTTTTGGTAGTCGAGAATGTCGCACACCGCGATCAACTCGGGGTCGGCGCGGATCATCGCCGCCGCCACGTCGAACACGAGCGCCGCTTGTCCCTTATCCGCCGCCGCGGAGATCACCTCGGCGCCGCGCTCGTTGTCGAATAACAACCCATCGATCGCGAGCGCCGCGGCGAGTTCGCTTTTGCCGTTTTTGCGCGGCAACATCAACAAGCACGTGCGCACAATGCGCCGCCCGTCGGCGCCGGTCGCGAACAACGGGCGCACGATCCCGTGCTCTTGCCAGTGGCGCAATTGGAACGAGCGCCCGGCAAACGGCCCTTTGGTGTGCGTGAGTTGATTGATGAGGCGAACCTTGCGGCTCGCCATGGTTTCGCGTCGGGGCACGTGTTACCCTTTCGTGCCCGGTTCCCAAGCGGGGCGACTCGCGCGGCCGTGCGGCGGTTTCGTTCCTGTTACCGTCGCGCGGCCGTTCGTGTGTTTACCGGCGCATCGGTCGTGCCGTCCGCACCATGCGTCGGATCCATCGCACGTCCGCGCGCCTCACGATCCAACCGAATAACCCGCGGGTGCCGCGGTAACGATCCATCCACGCGGTTAGCATGGCGGCAACTCCGGGCGCCACCACGGCCACGCGTGATCGATCGAGTGCGGATACATGACGACCTCGCGGCGCTCGCCGTCGGCGCGCCACGTGATCACCGCGATCGGCAACTCGACGCGCCCCTGATACGACCCGGCGCCGAGCGGCAACGCGAGTTGTGCGGGCGTCACCGGCTCATGCCCGTTGCCCGAGGTATTTCGCCGCAAGCCAATGGATCGTGGCGCGGCGGTCGTTCTCGCCCGCATGGTCGAGCGCCTCGACGAGCGACGCGAGCGCGCGCAACACCGGATCGCTTTGGCGGCGGCGGCGTTTGGTCGTCGTGGGCGGCGGTGTGATCTCGGGCACTAACTCGATCGGCGTTGTTGGTTCGCTCATATGGCCCCCTGCCATTTCGATGCGGGCGTCTCGACGATCGGCACGTCGGCCGCGATCAACCGCGATCGCGCACTCGGCGTTAACCCGAGTTCCACGAGCAACCGTTGCAACTGCGGATACAACGCCGCGGCGATTTTCCAATACGGATTGACGACCGGCGCGCCGCCGCCCATGCGCGCATACACCATGCCCCGCGTGCGCACGTCCGCTTGCGCCGTGAGCCATTGCGCCCATGTCGTGCAATACAGGATCAACACCGATCGCTCGCACACCGACAACATGCCCGCGGCGCGCAACACCGGCACGACCCGCGCCCACTCGGCCCGCGCGCCCTCGTCGCCGTTGAGTTCCTCGGGCGGTGTGTCAAACGTCGCCGGGGCCGCTTCGATTTTCGGTTCGCGCTTGTTGATGCGTCGCCCCTCGGCGCCGGTCAATAACTTGACCGCGGTCGAGGCTGGGCGTCGGCCCGAGTTCCAATTTCCCATCACCCGCGCTCCGCGTCGTCGAGGTCGGCAAACAACGGCAAGTCGCCCTCGTCGCGCGCCGCCGCACGGAGCGTTCTGAGCAACGCCTCGTAATCGTCTTTCACACTGCGCACGAGCGCCGCCGCCGCCGCGTGTTCCTCGGCCTTGACCGCGAGTTGACGTTCGATCGCCGCGATCTGTCGGTAGCGTCGCGCCGCCCGTTCCTCGGTCACATTCCGTTGTGTCTCCATGGGCAACCCCCTCTAACGCGTTGTAAATACTGGTGTTAACGTCGTGCGTCCTCTGTCAAGCGAACGGCGGGCGTAAATCGGTCGATTGCCCGCGAAAGTGTGCAACTGCGTGCGTTGGCGTGCACCGAAAGTGTGCAAATCCGCGCAAGTGTAGGAAAACAAGGCACTTCACGGCCAGAACCCGCGCGGCGG